GTATAGTAGCCTCTGGGCCTTTTTGTGTCCAAGGTAGGGCAGAAGTGAAATAGTCATGTTGCCATGCTCTTTTTTGAATATGGTTGAAATCGCCTAAATAATTAAATCCGTCGATTACTGTGTCTTGTACTTCTGCAACTAAGTTTTGATCTCTGTAATAATCGTTGTATATTTTATTATATGCTGCAAAAGGTAAGCTATTTACTTTTGTGTCTGTGCTTACGGAAGCGTTTGTTCCGTATTGTCCTGTTGGTAGGCCAAGATAATCTGCTAGTGTTCCTTGTTTTACTAAATATTCTTGTCCTGTTAAAGCTGTTAAGTATGGAAAAGTTGGGTTTGCATAGCCATCTTCACCTCCTGATATAAATTCTTCCCAGTTGTTCCATAATATTCTATTTGGTACGAAGAAGAAATGTGTGTATACTGATGCTTTGTGCATTATTGGTGCTACCATTGGTGCAAATCTTAGCATTTGAGAGCTGTTGATATTAAATTTGTCACCTGGTACTGTTTCTTGTACTAATATTGGTGTTAATTCTCCTATTGTTGCTGAGAATTTTCTATCGTGTGATAGGTCAAATGTGTTTGATGATGGTTTTTTTACTGATACTTGATTAAATATACTCATAGTTGTTTTTGTTTATCTAGGTTCGTTAAATTTTTGGTATATATCCATACCTGTACCTAGTATTAATTTTAATATTGATGCTGCCCAAGAATTTCCTGATACGTTCATGTCTTTCATGTCTGCATCGAAATCTAGAATTGCATTTTGTAGTTGTTTACCTGTTAATGTTGCTTTAGCTATTGCTAAGTTTTCGGCTGCAAGTTTTATTTTGTCTTGCATTACGCCTTGTGCAACGTTATTTTCTATAACTTTTAATGCGTTGCCTAATCTATCATTTGTAAGTGCTAGTTCAATAGTTTCAGCTGCATATTTTTTATCTAAGCCTAATTTAAAGGCTTTTTGTGCAGTATCTATCTGAACGTTATTAGCTTGTGCTGATGTTTGATAAGCTGACATTGCGTTATTTGCGGCTGCGCCTAAGTCCATAGAGTAGGGTGCTGCTTTTGAAGGTGCAACTGCACCTGCCTGCCCGGTCGCCCCGCTTACGGATTGTCCGTAAACGAGGTTTGGGTTTAGCCCTGCTTTTTTGAGTCTGGACATTTGTTGTGCTGGATCATTGTATGCATTTTGCATTTGCCAAAATTTTATATTGGCTTTATCAGCCCTTTTTTGGCGTTTTTTTGATCCAATGTTACCTAAAACATTGCCTATTACTGATGCGCCTCCGGCGATAAGTGCTGGTGCTATTGGCATTAGACTTTAGTTAATTTAGGTTTGTTAAGTGTTTCTGGTAATTTATGAGGAAAGGTTTCCTTGTGGTCTTTTAACTCATATGTTGTTCTTCGTAGTGTTTCTCTTACGCCTTCGACTAAGTCCTCGAAGTTGATTAATCTTAATTGGAGTAAATCCAATTGTTGGTGACATGCTACGCAGTGATTTAGGATTATTTTGTTTAATAATTCCTGTTGTTTTTTCTCTTGTTCTGTTTTGAAATTTGTTGTTTGTGACATAAGTGTTTAATTTATGTCCTATAATTTATACTATGTTTAACAGGTTACGTAACCTGATAGTTTATAGGACTGGTTTTACATTGATTTGATGTAAATATAGTTTTTGTTTTTTTTTTTTAATTGCCAAACTTTTTATCGTTTTGTTTTGTTGTGCGTTGGTCGTGCCTCCCTCCTACTGTCGTAACTAACTGATTTTTAGTGTTGTGTCAATTAGCATTAATATATCAAGTATGTATTAATGCTTTTGCGCTTCGCTTTTTTCCATAAAAAAAACCTTAGTTAACTAAGGTTTCGTTTTTATCGGAAGTTTGTAAATCTTCTGTTTTTTTAAGATTTTCTTTTTCTCGCTGCTTTGCAGCTTTTTTCTCATCTTTTATGAGGTTGTTTATGGATTTGTTTCTATCCATAAGTTCCTGTTTATATTTTAACATATCTGTTAAATCGTAGAATCGTGGTATTTCGGTATCGAAATATTCTCCGGTTCGTTGATTAGTTGTTAGAGGTAAACCTCTTGAGTGTCTGTCAAGCAGATCACGTATTGACATTGTCATGTCTGGTTGTGTCATAAGTGTTGTGTCTGGTGAAGGACCAGATGTTCCTTCATATCCTGCTGTAAATTGTTTTCTTAGTTTCATATTTTTACTCTTTTTAGTTTTAATTGTTTTTCGTTTTTATATATAAGCATCTTTTTTGCTTCGTAGTCAAGTCTGGCTTCTTCTGAAGTCTGTATATCAAATTTATGAGCGTTGAGCTCTTGGTACTCATCGTTAATTTTTTTAAGTTCTTTTTTAGTAAAGATTTGTTGTTTATAATATCTTGGCATAGAAAGTATATGGCCATCTTCGTGTACAATACACGCAATTTGTCTTTGTCTGTAGTATTCAATCATTTTAGGTGTTAAATAGTTCATGCCCATTTTTTTTGACATAAGTGAGAATTCCTTAAGTCTGTCGTCGTGGACGCTGTTTCTTTCGAAAGTGCCTTTGTTAATATATCCCACGACGTAGTTAATTGTGAGTGCGTTTGAATGGGTGAGCATGGTGTGACCATGTCCCCATACTGGGTCTAGTTTCTCTGGTTTTTGTAAGAAACTATGTGGTAAATTGAATACAATAGCGTGGTAATGTGGGCGTTTAGTTTTTGTACCGTATTCTCCACAAGCGTAATATTTTAGCTTGTTATTTGTTTTTTTACGTAAGCGTTTGAAAAAGTCCTGAAAGTCTTTTTTGACTAGGGTAGGGTAACCGTTTTCTGAAAGTGGCTCTTCTGCATATGTTAGCGTTAAAAACGCCGCAGATGAGCTTATTTTAGCTTCTTGATTGATTCTAAATGACCAGTGTCCGGTTCTTCTTTTTAAACATGCGACACACTTGCCGCAGGGGACAGTGACGAAAAGATTATGATTGTTAATATCTTTTGTTTTGTTCCTTACCGACATGGGTGTGATGCATTGCATAATTTAGAGTCTTATTCCACCCCTTGATATCCTAAAGGAGTTGTACTTTTTACTTTTACGTTTTTGTTTTGCGATGGATTTTTTAAATCCGTATGATTTTTTTCCTTTTCTTCTTCTTCTCATTGTTAAATTGTTGGTACACCGAAGTATGGCATCGGTCTTCTTGCCTTGATGTTGTTGTGTAAATACACGTATAGTTTTTCTGTTTCTGCTACTGCAAATACTCTATCTACTTCTGTTGCGTCGCATTCTATGAAACCTTCGTTTAATAATGGTCTGCTTGGGAATATTCTACCCATGTGCCAGAAGTCTAGTGTTGTTTTCATTTCACCGTGAACGGTTGATGGTATATATTTGTACTCTGCGTATCTTGGTGTATAACCAAATACGTCATCGTTTTTGTTGTCTGATGCGTCGTGATATAACTCCTGGTTTAATATTGGTTGTTCGCCTATGTTAGCGAATGATGGCCAGAAATAGTCAAATTTGTCGAATTTGCTGAATACTTTTGGTATTCCTTGTTGATATGCTGATTTTGGCATTACGGACATTATGCCTATAATGAATCCGTGTTCTTCGCACATATATGATACATTGTTTGATTGGCCTACTGATACTCCGTGTCCGGCCATGTTACCTTGCGGTGTTGGATCGGTGGATGCTACCCCAGATTCGGAATTTTGTAAAACCTCACTTATAGTAACTGGAGTAGAAGACCCACCTAAGAACTCTGGTCTTTGAAGTCTTGCGTCTGATGATTTTACTCCGAAATGTGATTGTATTATTTCGATATATCTTGAACCGCCTCTTGCGTTTCTTTCGAGCCATTCTTGTAATCTGAATGCTCGTCTTAGTTCGTTTATTGATGCTGCTGCTGCTGTTGATAAGTCTGCTTCTAATGTACCATTAGGGTCTAGAGTTGCATATGTAAAGCCTGGTGCAGTTAATTGTCCTAAGGTTCCAGAATCTAAAGATTGTCCAGTAATAATTTGTCCACCTACAGATTTAAATATAGGTGAATTTGTTTGGTTATCTGATAAATATATTGGAGCTGTTGTTCCTAGTGGTATTGTTGCTTCTGGGCCTTTTTGTGTCCAAGGTAGGGCAGAAGTGAAATAGTCATGTTGCCAAGCTCTTTTTTGTATTG